CTGTGTTGATTGTTACGCCTGCACCAGCCGTGATCGTCGTGGTGCCTGCGCCTTTGTTGGCAATAAAAATTGTGTCGCCGGTCGTGAATACCGAGTTGTTGACCGTAATTGTCGTTGCGCCTGCATTGTTCATAATGACGCGCTTGCCAGCGTCACCAACCACAAGCGTGTAACTTGCGGTTTGGTCGTTGATCGGCAGGTTGGTGATGTCGTTCAATTGCTGCGCCTGAAGCACAGCGCCAGATACGAACGGAAATGGAGTCGTCATAGCTACCTCATCCTAATACGTTGGTCGAGTCCATTTGACCGTAGGTGGCATCATCCAGTATCAGCTCATAAACGATGGTGGTCGGGCTGGTGTAGAACGTGATCCGATGCCCAGCATCAACCGTGATGCTGCCGCTAATGCCCTCAATGGCGAGCTCGGTGGCAATCTGTGATCCGAGCCCTGGGATCTCTTTCTCGATGCTGATCGTGTCGCCTATGTCGATGGTTGCCACGCTGTCGCGCTGCAGGCTCGTCAACCGGCTGAACGTTGTGCTGAGGGCCGTGTAGCGCGGCTCGGGCTCAGGCTCAAGCAGGTAGGCCGCCAGGGCGTCAATCTGGCCTTGCACGTGCAGCAGGCTGTTGGTAATCGACTGTGACTGCGTAAAGTATTTGGCGATGCTGCCTGCGTCGGTATCGGTGGCCTCATTATTATTTAGCCCTTTGATGTAGGCGCGGTTGACCACGTTGTCGGCGTCAAACTCAACCTGCAACGATTCGTAGTCGGCTCCCGTGCCATCATCCTTGAAATTGATGACCGGTGCGCTGAGCGTGTTGCCGATACGCGGCTGGAACACGAGCTCGCCATCGGCTGCAATGAACAGGCGCCCCTGCTCAGCCTGGTTGATTTGCTGCAGGTAGCTCAGCGTGTTGGTGCCCTGCTCGACGGTGTATGACGAATCGTGCCCCAAATCGACCGTGCCTGTATCGATGTCGGTCGCCCCGGTGTAATCCACCTCGGGCAATGCGAGCACGCTGGTAATGCGCTGACCTGAGGTTTGTGCCGTGACGTTGTATTCATCAAGCTGTGTTTGTGCCAGTTTGTAGAACTCGTCGGCGCATTGCACGTTGACGGTGTTGGGGCCAGCCAAGGCAAAGTCGTATGAGTAGCCGGTGACGTAACCGTTGAACAAATCTGTGGTGCCGCGTAGCAGTCTAACCTGCCGCATCGGTGCCAGCCCTGGCTGATCGTTGGCTGGGTCGTAGTAAGGGCTGCTCGAGTCGTATGGCCCGAGGATGCCGGTCTGATCAAGCATGGTAAAGCTCATCGTGCCTGCACCGAATTGGTCGTCGGTCTTTTCGCGCCCACGCTTGTAGTCGATGCTGGTGACGTATTCGGTGATGTCGGCAAATTGTGTCGTACCGTCAAGCACGTAGCTAGTGTTGTTGAGTACCCCTTTGGTTGCGTCATCGAGCACGAATGCGTCAACTTGAAACCCTGTGTCGAGCTCCAGCGTGTAGGTGCCTGATTGGACTACCTGCTCGGGCATTACGCCACCGACACCTGAATCGGGCCGCTGCGACGGTTGTATTGCTTCAGCGCGTTGACGATGATGTCACCCAAACGTGCGTCGGCAACGGTCGAATTAATGTTGATGGTGACTGAGCCCATTTGGTTGGCGCGGTTTAACGGAATGACAGCCTCTGGGCCTGCCTCGCCAATCATCGCCAAGGTCGGCCCGGTCACAATGCCGCCCTCTGCCAGCATCGGGATTTGCGGCACGCTGAAACCTTTACCGCCGAGCCCTGGCACCCAGTCGGGCACCTTGAATGACAGCTTGCCTACGGTGCTGTTCCACAGCTTTGCGATGCCGTTGAAAATGCTTTTGTAAAACCCAAGCACGGTGTTGAGGTAGCCCTTGATGAAGTCAACCGAACCCTCGATGGCGGTCTTGATGAAACTGAACATTGCGTCAATGGCGTTGCGGAACGTCTCGGATTTTTTGTACGCGATGACCAGTGCAGCCACTAAGGCTGCAATGGCGAGCACGACTACCCCAATGGGATTGGCTGCCATCACGAAATTGAGCGCCGCCTGGGCGACCTTGACGACTACGAGCGTGGCTTGATACACCTTCATTGCCGCGTTGATGGCAAGAATCGCACCGGCAAGGCTGCCCACCACGCCCATCAGAATCAGCACTATGTCAGTGTTTTCTTGCATCCACGTGGCGACAGGTATCAGCTTCTCGACCAACGCAGTGAGCACTGGTAGAAACGCGGCACCAATCGATTCCTGTGCCTCACCGAATTGAATCTGCAGGTTTTTCATCTTGCCTGCCTGAGTTTCGGCAGCCTGACTCGCAGCGCCTGTGTGAATCTCCAACGCCTGCATCACCTCATCAAATTCTGCGCCACCTTTGATCATCTGCCTGACGTATGGGTCGAGGTTGCCGAGCGCCTTCATGTTGCCGTTGGCGGCCTTAGCCATTGCGTCGGTGACTGTCGCCAGGTCGGTGCCAGTTGAGACTGCGATGTCCTGGGCTTTGACAAGTAGCTCTTGGGCGTAATTGGCTTCACCGACCGCATTGACAAGCGTTGCCATAGCCGGGCGTAACTCATCGTCGGTCGTGGCGGTCAGCCTTGACTGTGCGCTAATAAATTCCTCGGTTTTGGCAATTTGCTCATCGGTCGCCATACCGGCGCGACGCATCACGCCTGCTAGGTGATCCTGTGCGGCTGCATCCTCCATCGCGGCCTTGGCCGACACGCCGATAATCCCAGCCAGGGCACCGATGGCAGCGGTCGCCGGTACGGCAGCCTTGGTCAACGCAAACTTGGCTTTAGCGCCAGCGCCCTCAAGCGACTTGAACTCAGCGATAGCCGACTTGATGCCTTTGCTATCAAACTCGGAGACGATGGGTATTGATACAGCCATTAGGACATCCTACGAATCTTTGCCCGGTGCGGTCACCAGATTGCGATTTACTTCGTTCATTACGCGCTCGCACAGTCGCAGCATTTCATCATCAACTTGCGATTTATTTTTCTCATAGCTGGGCCACATGACACGCGATGCGCTGCCCCAACGATTAGCCAGGGCACGACCCAGCGCGTTGCTCGACTTGCGGCCTGCGATGTCATAGGTCTGGTTGGCGATACCCGACCACACCAGCCGAAACGTGCCCACATTGACGGTATTGCCCTTGAACTCTTTGACACGCCGCGTACTAATCTTGGCGACAAGCAGCTTCTGTGCGACGCTCTGCTTCCATCCGCCCTCGCCAATTATCTCGTGACCCGATTTGGTTTTCCATTTTCGGTTTAACCCAGACAGGGGCGCATCGCTTGGTATGACCGATTTGGCGTCATCAATCACCGATTTAACGATTTGCTTGTAATCCTTGGTGATTTCACGACGCAATGATTTGTCAATTTTATTGAGCTCTTTGAGGGCATTTTTGATGCCGTAAACCTCAAGCTGCGTGTCAACGGGCATGTCGGTTTGCTTTCTCTGACAAGAACTGCACGGTGCGTAAATCCTCGAATTCAAACGGTACGTCTGGCGGCCAGAATCCGGTGGCAAGCAGCAGGTCTGCTAGCTGGCGCCGGTAACTGCCGCTTCCGTAGGGTTTACCTGTATCGGCTGCACCTCGATCAGCTCATCCAACGCATCCTCAAACTCGGCCCACGTGCGATTCTCTTTGCCCAGCTTGGTCAGTTTGTACCAAAACAGCCAGCCGTAATCATCAAGCCGTTCGCGTGTCACAAGGTTTTTACTGCTCGTGCCGTGCGCAGTCTCCCACGCACAAACGGTGCCAAGATTCGTTGTGACAGTCTCTGTCACGATTTGCCCCGATGGCTGTGCATACGCCATCGTAATCTTTAATTTCATGGCGTCGTGTCTTCGACGAGCGTGCCACCAGTGAACGTAAGTTCGACTTCTTGCAGCTCTCCGACCGAGGCGTTCACCACGTCGCACGACTCGAGGTATGCGCCAGTCACCTGGTATTCCACGTTGTCCGTGCTGATTGCGCCAGTTGACCGACGAGCAGCGACGTAGCAGCGCGTGCCCACCAAAGCAGCGAACGCATTGACAGCAGTGTTGCTTGCCAGCAGGGTTGCCGTAACTTCCACGTTGGTCAATCCGCCCACGTACTGGCGGCCACCATCGCCCATTGACGACTGATCAAGCGCCTCGCGGCTCTTGACGACGCTGACGCTGATTACCTGGTCGGTGTACGCGGTGCCCGGCGACGATGCGCCAACCGAGAAAAGTGCTGGGCCGAGAATCGTGGTTGCAACTGCCATGTGACGTG